AGCGTGGCGGTGCCGCCTGCGCCGAGGATCTGGTTGCTGGTGATCTTCTTGGTGGTGCCCGATGCCGCCATGGACGTATCCGACACGTCCACAATGGGAAGAACGTCGGCGGCTGGGTCGACTGTGGTGATGGCCGTCAGGGCCGTGATTTTCGTGTCTGCCATGGCTAGTTTGCTTGAATGATGAGTTTGCCGGTGTCCTCCTGCAGAAGGAACGAGGCGTCCTCCAGCAGCAGGGAATCGAAAGTGCCGAAAGTGATGACGATCTTGGACGTGCCGTCCTCGAGGAATACGAAGAAGTCGTCCTCCTGCAGCAAGTCGCGCCGGATGATCGGCAGGTCGGCGCCGCCGCCAGCCCCTCCAAGGGCTTGCTCGACGCCGAGTCCTAGGCCGAGTCCGAGTCGCATCTTAGACCCACTTGCGGTTGTAGGCGATGATCGCCCCGGAGGATACAGCCACCGAGGTGAACACGCCCGAGATCGAGTCGCCGGCCTGAATGGTCACGCCGGACGGGAAATTGGTGATGTTGGAGGAAACGGCGCCGAGGATGGTCGTGGCCACGGCATGGATCTCCATCCAGTTGCCGGTCACGGTGCCCGCGGAGGCGTCGATGTACCGGCCACCATATTCGCCGGCCAGTTGGCGGTTTGCTCCGACATTCATAGGGTGAACTTCTGACTGCTGCGTTTTGTGCCACCAGTGAACCCGACTTGCAAGCGAGTACCCCCGCAGCGCACGCGCACCTCGGGGTTATCCCGCTCGACCTCCTTCAAAAATTGGGAATCCTTCCAGCAATCGTACCCGTACTTGGTCCCCCAGGCATGGTAGAGGGTCGGGTCGATCCGCATCCGCAGGCGCCCGATTCCATCGATGGCCCGGACATCGCGCTGCGAGTCCTTGGCGATGCGCTTCTGCTGGATGCCGGCCTGCACCCAGTCCTTCTGGATGCCCGACTGGAACTCGTTGATCACGGCGCGGCGCAAGTCGCCTGGCAGGTCGTCGAGGGCGTTGGCGAGTACCGAGGATGCGTTCTGCTTCATCTTGTAGAAAGAGGGGGTGATAGAATCCGGGACTTCCCAGCCTCTACCACCCCCATTGATCGATCAATTAGCTGGCGCCGTTGAACATACCAAAGCCAGACGGGTTTTTGCAAACCAGACCGGCAATGGCCTCAACAAGCCGGCCAGGGCCGCCGCCGGCGTCCGGCAGGGGCTTGACCTGGGGCAGCTTGGCGTAGCGCACCTCGACCATGTCCATCGGGATGACGTAGCCCTTGTAGGCCTGCGCAGACAGCGAGGTGCTGTTCTTGCCGCCGATGAAGGTCGACGGGTGGAGGATCAGGCGACCGAAATCGCCCTCGAAAATGTCGATGGACGCCTTGAAGGTGTCAGCCGACAGATCCTGGTTGAAGGTGCGGACGCTGGTGGCAGCGATGGCGTTGGTGTTGGCAACCTGGGTCGTGCCCGAGGCCGTGAGGTTGGTGAACGCACGCTTGAGCGTGGTGCCCAGGATACAGTCGTAGTCCCGGAAGGTGCCGGTGTTGCCGTAGACCGCGGTCAGCACGTTCTGCACGGTGGCCTCGGTGAAGGAGGCAGAGGCAGTGGTGTCGACGGCGCCGGAGGCCGGGAGGAACGGAGAGCCCGAGGCGCACGCGCCGATGTTGCTGGCATTGGTGCTGGTCAGCCAGTTGCCGAGCGAGCCGGTCAGGTAGGCATTGGTGCTGCCATTGTCGGCCTGCGCAGCCTGGTTGGTGCACATGAAGGTCGACTCCATGTCGCGCTTGAGCTCGACGAGCTTCTTGGCGATGCCGTTGGCCAACTCATCGGTCACGCCAGCCACGTCCTGAGTCTCGGCGATGAAACCGATGCGGAGGTCGCGGCGGAAGGCCTGGCCGTAGTTGTTCAGGCGGGTCCGGTTGGTCACCGGGTTGGAAGCGCTGGCAACGGTCACGTCAGTGCCGTCGACAACACCCTGCAGCACCGGGGCGCCGTAGTTATCCACGAGCCACGAGAACTGCATATTGCCGATGTCCTTGCCCTTGGGGGCCATGGACACGAACGGTGTCGACTTGGCATCGACGATGGCGATGTAGTCCGCCAGATCTTCACGAGCGGCGGACGTAGAAGCGAGCGGCACAGAGCCGCCCTGATTGGGTTGGAGCAGGGGCATGGTTAGAGCATCCTTTTCAGTACTTGAGCCAGTTCAGTGGTTGATCCAGAGCGGCGGAATTGGGACTTCGCGGCCTGCAGTTGGGCCTGGGCTGCGTCCTTCTTGACGGGCGCGGCTGTCGGCTTGCCTGGTTGGCTGGGGGCCTTCACAGGAACACGAGGCAGCGAGGGCTTCCCCTTCGCGGACTCGCGCTCCAGGCGCAGGCGCCGGCCCTCGATGAAGTCGCCGATCAGCACCTGGTACTCCGGGAGCTGCGAGATCTGCGGCAACTGCCGCAACACCTGCTGCGCTGCATTGTACTCGGCACTGGCTCGGTCCTTCCACCAAGGATACAGGTTCTCGGCAATGGGCTTGATCTCCTTGTATGACTGCAGGAATCGCGCACGGTTGGGGATGTGCAGGTCGATAGCGTCTTCAACACGCCGCTTGATCTGCTTCACGTCCTCCGCGCTGTACTCCTTGCCGTCCACCTCGCACCCATCAATGTTGTCCTCGCACCACCGTTTCAGATTCCGGGCCTTGGTCCACTCATCGTTGAGTTTGGTCACGTCCCAGACATCCGCAAACGGATCTGCTTGATTGGCAACAGCAACAGGACGCTCGGATTGCCCCTGTTCCAGCTTGGTCTTCACGTCGTTGAGCTCGCGCTCCAACGCCTCGGCACGCTCTAGCGCCTCTTTCTTCTGGCGCGTGAGCTTGTCGATGCGCTTTCGCACACCCAGCGACTCGTCCTCTTCCGACTCTGAAAGAACTTCCTCAGGCGACTCGGCCTGGTTCTCCGTTTGTTCTGCGGTCGGCTCCGCATCCTCGGCCTGATCGTCCGCGCTCGCGGCTTCCGGCTCCGGCGCTTGTTGCTCGACGGGTGCTGCCTTCTCTTCCTCCCCGCTGAATCGTGACTTCAGCAGCTTCGCCAACGCCGATTCGTCGAACTGCATCGGGTTGATCGGGGGTTGTGCCGTGTTTTGAGCAGGTGCCGCTTCCTGCGTAGTAGTATTCGGGATGTCCATGCTGTTTTGACCCTGCAAGCCGGGTATTGTGCGCCATGGTTGTTACAGGCCAACCAAGAAGCCATTGAGTGAGTGAGAGCCTATTTTTGACCGGAAGTCAATGCGCTATCACTTCGCAGCAGCCTGATGGTGCTGCTGAGATCCTTGATCGCCGCGGCTCGCCCGCAGTTGTAGGCCCGGTCCTCCGAGGAGAGGTTGGGCAAGATGCCGGCCAGCACCTCGGACTCCTCCTGCTCCCTGATGAGCTGCAGGAATGCCTTGATGACCGGATGCTCGTCGCTGACAGACAGCGCTTCCTTGAGTTGTTCGTCGTTCATGCCTGGACTCCGAGGCGGCCAGTGACCGCGTTCTGCTGCTGCTGGACGCTAAACTGCAGGTTCTCGATGTACTTTTGCAAATTCGCCTGGAACAGCGGGTCCTGCTGCAGTTGGGCCTGGTATTTGGGGTTGGACTGCAGCACCTGCTGCGAGAACTGCAGGCGCATGGGCGCGGTGGGATCGTTCTCGCGGAGCTGCGGCGGGTTGCCGAGCGACATGAGCGCGATCTCGTCGTTGGTCTCGTTGAACATCTTCTGCGCGGCGGGTCCCTGCTGCATGACCAACTCGCTGGCCAGGGTCGGATCAATGGCCCGGAGGGCGACGGAGATGAGCTTGGCGCGGTCGATGACGCCGGCGGTGTCGAGCGGGAGCACCAGGGTGCTGATGGCCTTGAGCTTCTCGGTCACGAGGTCGGTCGAGAGCTCGCGGATGTCGAACTTCAGCATCACATCGAAGTCCTGCACGTTCTCGGGCAGCGGAGTCTGCGAGGCCGTGATGCGCTGGATCTCGACCGGGCCGATGTACTGCAGGGTGAGCGAGAGCACCTGGCGGAAGGCCTCGGTCCAGCCGTGCAGCCAGTTGTTGATCAGGCGCTGCTGGCGCATCTGCGTGATGACCGGCGGGACCTTCTCGGTCGGACGCCCGAAATAGCTGTCGGTCTGCGCCTGCACAGCCGCGATGAGCTGGAATGCAACACCGGGCTCGCGGGCGGGCGGAGCCATGAAACCGATCTCGCCGCGGCGCAGGACGGGAACTTGGACTGCGGGGCCGATCTTCAGGTTGCCGCCGCGGGTCTTGGGCACCTCAATGGGCGGCAGGGTGGCCAGTGACGTGTAGTCGAACACCGAGTCGCGCTGGGCCTTCACCTCCTCCTGCCAGGTCATGCACACCTCGGGCACGCCGCGGCTTTCGGTGATCTGCCGGTGGATCAGCTCGGAGCGCCAGACCACAAACGGGTACTGGCCGTGCGCATAGTCCAGGGCCTCGAAATAGCCCCACTTGTCGCCGACCTGGGGGCTGAAGACCGTGTAGAACACGCCGGGGATACCGTCCTCGTCGACTGCCTTTTGATAGGCGTAGACCACCTCGATCAGGTTCTCGCGGTCCAGAACCGAGTTCTGCGCGATGCCAAGGCTGTAGGTGTAGTCGGCGAAGTTGGAGAAGCGACCCATCGTGTTGATGGCCTCCTGCGCCCACTCCGCATCCCAGTCCTCGGTTTCCACCTTGTTCAGGATCTGCGCCTCGGTCATGTAGAACCTGCGGAAAACGACACGGGCGGACTGGATGTCGGTGGTCTCCGGCGGGAACGTCAGCTCGTCCCAGGGTGCCAAGGCAGCGATCATGGGCTTGTTCGTCACCATGGTCGGGATGGGGAACTCGCACTCGCCCTCGGTGCGCAGGTCGCGGACGGCCTTCAGGGCGCGGCGCTTCTTTAGATTCGGAAACGCAGCCTGCAAAAGCTCCGCGGATTGGTCGTCGGCCTCCGGGTTGGCGATCAGGTTGGGCAGGTCGGCCAGAACCGAGCCATCGGGAGATTGCGCGGCCAGGGCCATCACTTGGTCC